GGCGGCGTCGGCACGGGGCCGGTCGTCGGGTAGTTCGGCGGGTGCGCCGGGCCACCACCGATGTGCGGCGGTAGACCACCACCGACGGGGAACCACGGGTGCGGCGGCGACGGATGCCCCTGCCCGTAGCCCGGGTCAACCGGCGGGCGCACGCCCCAGCCGGGATCGACAGGACCGCCGGGCGCGCCGACACCGTAGCCGGGATCGACAGGCCCGCCTCGGTCATCGAGGATCGTGATCAGTGCGAGATGGCTCTTCATGCGTGACTCCTGACTGGGGTTGTGATGGCTGGCGAGGATAGCACACGTCAGCGACGACGCCCCGGCGTGCCGCCGAAGCGGATGCCGCGTCGCACCATCTGTCGCACGTCGGCCTCGTCGTGATCTTTCGTCGCGAGGTGCCGCGCGCGCGCCTGCTCCTTCTCGTGATCCACCTTCGTCGGCTGCGCCGGGCCGTAGGCCAGCACGACGTACTCGATGGCGTTCATCGCGTGATCGTAGAACCCGTCCTTGCGCGCGCGTCGCGTGTTCGGCGATACCGCGTGCGCGATGCTCCGCTCGTCCCACACGTAGCCCGCTTCCAGCGCGTCGATGAAGTGCGTGCTCTCGACCACGCCCTCGGGTCCGCTCAGCCGCCAGCGGTCAGGGTCCACGGTGAACGCCGGGCCTTGCCGCGTCAGCCGCTGCATGTAGCCTGCGAGGTGCTGGATGCAACGGTCGCGCGCGTCAGGGTGGTTCGCCCCACCGATGGTGTAGAGCATCACGCCATACTCGCGCAGCACGTCGGCGGCGCTCACGCGCGTGCCCTGCGAGTTGTTCTGGTCGCCCGCCGGGTCGCCCGTGCTCCAGACCTCCATCGGCAGCGTGCGCTCGCCTGCCGCGTTCGGCTCGCCGCCGAACCAGAGGTGCCGCAGCGCGACCGCCATCGGCGCGAAGTCCTCGATGAACTGGTCGCTGCCCAGCAGCCCGCCCAGCACGCGTAGCTCGCCCCACGGCAGGATCTGTGCCCACACGACTGCCGGGTGACTGTGGCCGAAGTCCCAGCCCTCCAGCAGCGGCACGCTCGGGTTGAGCGCCAGCCGCTGGACGTGCAGCCGCGCGTGGAACACGCCCGCGTAGACGGGCTTGCCGATGATGGGCAGGCCGCGCTTGCCCTCGATGAAGCGCCGCCGCAGCGCGCTGCCCTCGGGATGCGCCTGCTCCAGCGTGTCGATGTAGCTGTCGCCGAGGTTGTGCCGGTTGTCGTACACCGAGGTCCGCAGGTAGAGGTAGCCCTCGCGCGTGTTGCGCTCGGGGAAGTCGCTGGCGATCCAGTGCGTCAGGCTCGGCGGGTTCGGCGTGAGCAGCACCTGATGCGGGTAGCCGGGCTGCGACAACCGCGCAGGCACGTAGGCGCGATACACGTCCTCGGGCACCTCCTCGGGCTGGTCGATGCCGAGCACCGCCAGCGTGAGGCCCGCGAGCTTGCCGTAGCGACTCGTCTCCTCGGCGCCCTTCAGCGCGCGCAGGTAGACGCGCGACCCGGTGCCGACCACTTCGTCGTACTCCTCGTCGGCGTGCCACTGCAGCGCGATGCCGTGCGTGTGGCACCACTCGCGCCAGCGCGGCTTGAGTTGCGCGTCGAGCGCGTCCTGCGTCCACCGGCAGAGCGCGCAGCAGATGCCCGGGTAGTCCACGCAGTAGGCGGCGACCTTCGCGACGAGCGGCGTCGTCTTGCCCGCGCGCACCGCCCCTTCGAAGTCGATGTAGGGCCACACGTCCGCACGCGCCAGCAGGAACGCCGACTGCACCGGGTTCCAGTAGTCCTTGACCTGACGCGCGGTCATCGCAGCGCGTCGCGAATCGACCGCACCAGCGCGCTGCTGTTCGCCGTCTCGCCCAGTTCGCAGAGGCGCAGCATCGCCGCGCCGAGTAGCTGCTCGTAGTCGGCCAGCGTCTGCTGCTGCTCCGCGATGAGCGTGCGCGCGGTCGCCGTCAGCGTGCGCGCCTCCACGATGGCGTCGTCCACGGCGTCCTTCAGCGAGTAGCCGGTAGCGTCGGGGTCACTCATCGCTCGGCTCCAGTTGGCGCGGCGGGCTGACGATCTTCGGGCGCTGCGCGGTGACGAACGCGTAATCGTCGTGCGTCGCGAACACGTTCACGATAGTGACGGGCCGCGCGTCTGGCGTCTGCTCATCGAACTGCGGGACGCGTCCGAAGCGCCGCTGCTCCAGCACGTAGAGCGCGGCCTGCCGATCACGCGGGCGCAGCCGCATCGACCAGCCGAAGAACTTCTCGATCTGCTCGGGCGTGCCAGTCGCCAGCAGCGCCAGCCCCTCGATGATGCGCTCCCCGTCGGGCGCGCCCGTGTGCTTGTCAATGAGTGCGGCGGTCGGGCTTGCGAGCAGCGCCTCCGTTGCGGCGACGACGGCGCGTGCCCTCGGCTTGCGGGGCTTCCGGTTCGGCTTGTTCAGCCGCATCTTGCTGCGTCCCACTCGCATCACGCACCACCTTCGGCTTCGCCAGCAGCACCACGTAGAACGTGCGGAGCCGCAGCGACGTGAGCACGGCGGTCAACTCCGCGACCGTGCCCGGGCTGATCTCCAGTCGCAGCACCGCATCGCCGTCGCCGCTGAACGTCAGCGTGTTGCCCGTCGTCGGCAGCGACGCGAGCGTGGCGAAGACGATGTCGCCCTCGGGGACGTTCACCAGCGCAGCCGCAGCCCGATGCGCGTCGGCGACGAGTAGATCTGCACGCGCTGTCCACCATACGCCATCAGCACGCCGCCGCCCGCGCTCGCGATGATGCCGAACACCAGCAGCCCCGTGTTCGTCTTGCAGTCGGCCACCGGCTGACGCGTGCGCCCCGGGTCGGTGCCACACGGCGCGAGGTCACGCCCGAGCCGCGTGTTCGGATCCTCCAGCGACAGGTCGCTCTCCTGCGCGAACGTCTGCGCGGCGATGACCGCGAGCGCGCCTCCGGCCACGATGGCCGTGCCCGTCCAGAACAGCGGCGGCGAGTGCATCGCCGTCGTGTAACTGCCGGGCCGCGCATACTGGCGCGCCGCGCTTTCGGCGATGGGACCGGCGCTGACCGTCGTCGGCAGCGCGAACAGCAGCAGCAGCGTCACCAGCTTCACGGCACTTCTCCCGAGGCGCTGATCGCGAGCGTGAAGCCCGTGCCGCGCGCCTCTCTGAACAGCACGTCGTTGACGAAGATCTGCACCGTCAGCGACCCGGTCGTGAAGTTGTCGAACGGCGTCTCGGCCTGCAGGAACAGGAACGGATGCAACTCGGTCGTGGTGTAGCGCACCGTCCACGGCAGGTCCGTCGTGACCTGCGCCGTGCCCTGCTGCGCGCTGAAGTAGGTGATGTTCGTGTTCGGGATCGTCCCCGTCACCCGATACTCGACCGTGATCGTCGGCACCACGGGCGGCTCGGGGATCGGCGTCGGCGTCACCACGCCCGGCGGGTCGCGCACGCCGCGCTGACTCCCGTCGTCCGAGCAGCCCACCAGCAGGAACGGCAGCAGCCATAGCAGTCGCATCATGTCCTCAAGCTCGCTTCGATGAGCGCCAGCACGGTATCACGACCCTGCGACTGCAGCAGCGCCCGCTTCGCGGCCTCCAGTGCCTCGCGCAGCCGATGGGCCTCGTCCTCGTTGCCGTAGCCTGCGCCCGGCGTCGGCGTGTCCACGACCGGGATGATGCCCTCGCCCGGCAGCAGCAACTGCAGCACGTTGGGCAGCGCCGTCGGGTCGTGCTTCACGCGCAGCGAGATCTGCGCGGCCAGCACCGTCTCGGCGAACGGCAGCGCGAGCGCCTCGGTGCCCTCGGCCTGCATCAGCACGATGAGCGCACGGCGCAGCAGCAGCAGCCCGGTGATGAGGTCGAGCGCCTCGACGGCGACGGTGCGAAGCTCGCGCGCGAGGATGAGGCCGCGCTCGGTCGGCTCCAGCAGCGACGAGGCCAGTGCCCACTTCTGCAGTGTGTCGCGCAGGTCCGCGCTCGCAGCGTCAGGCTCGGAGATCAGGTCGAACGGGGCGCTCGGGGTCAGGCTCATGGGATCGGGTTCCACTCCGAGAGGTGCGTGGGCACGAGGTAGACGGGGTTGTCCTTGTCGCCTGCGTCGCGCATGTCGTTGCGCGTCCGCAGTCCCTTCGGGCAGCGCGCGACCACGTCGATGGGGATCGCGAAGAGGCCGTCGGTCCAGCGGATCGCCACGAGGCCCAGCCAGTCCGCGTAGGGGTCGAAGCTGAACGTGGCGTGCGCGAGGCGCAGGCTCCACACGGTCGCGACGTTCACCCACACGTCAGGGTATCGCTCGCGCTCGCAGTTGCGGCACTTCACCTCCAGCGCGCCGACGATGCGCCGGTCCTCGCGCAGCAGCGCGTCGAAGGGCGAGAGCGTCGGCAGGTCGAGCGCGATGACGCCGTAGAAGTCCGCGACGCCCGCAATGGCGGCAACCTGCCGCACGCGGTCGTCCATCGTCTCGTAGATCATCGCGTCTCCACGGTGAGGAGCAGCCCTTCGGGATCATCGAAGGGCGCGTTCGGGACCAGTCGCTGCGCCTCGGCCACGAAGAGGCGCTCGTCGCTCGCGTGCAGGGCGAGAGTGCGGCGCGCGTCGATGGCGACGACCTGCTTATCGTCCACATACGCGACGTGCGACAGGGCGTCGAGCACCGCGCGCACGAGCTTGTCGAGGTCAGGCGCGTGCGGGCGCTGCGGGCGGCAGAGGAAGTGGCAGCGCACGGTGACGCGGGCCTCGGGGTCGAGCACGGCGGCGCCGACCACCGCGCGCACGGTCCAGCCGATGGCCTTGCGCCACGCGTGCAGGCGCGGGTTGTCGTGCGTCATCTTGCCGCGCCCGAGGGATCGCATCGAGCCTTGCGGGATGGGGCGCCCGGCGACGAAGACGCTGAACGCGACCCCCACCCTAACCCTCCCCCACGTCGGCAGTCGGGAGGGTGCCGATGGGCCTCGCGCGCGAGAGGGGCATCTGCACGCGCTGGCCGTTCTTGTAGACGAGGAAGGTGTCGCCCTTCACGCGGTGGACGAGTGCGATCACGCGGCGCCCACGATACCAGAACCAGACCCACGTTCCACGCTTGAGCTTCACGAGTCGCCTCCAGTGTCGTCGCGCCAGCCCTTCGGGTCGAAGAGCGGCGCAGCCGCAGCAGACGGCACGTCTGCTGGTGTTGTACTTGTACGTACGTACTTAGAAGTACCAGCGTTTTCGTTTCTCATTCTCGTTCTTGTGTGGGACTCTCGTTCCCGGTCGCCTTCGCCTTCATTTCTCGTTCCGCTCGTTCCCGCTGGTTCCTGCTCGTTCCCGGGAAGGCCGTAGAGGTAAGGGTTCCCGCGCTTGCCGGAACCGATGCGGACGATCCAGCCCATGCCGAGGAGCTTGCGAAGCACGCCGATCTTCCGCTGGTGCTGGCCCTCGACGCGACTGTGCAGTGTGGCCTCGCCGAGCCAGCCCTCGTCGCGCAACACCTCGATCATCCGGTCGCCGAGCGCGTGCGCCTCGACCTGCGCCTTCGTGCCCTGCGTGACGAACCAGCCCGTCTCGGCGTCCAGTTCGATGAGGGTCGGGTCGAGGCTCGGGCCGATGCGCTGCACGCTCGACAGCACGCGCTGGTGCTCCTGCCGTTTCATCACGAGCACGTTGTCCACCGACGCGCTGATGGCGGTCGAGCCGAGCACGGCGTCCAGCCCCTCGCGCTGCTGGTGCGCGCTGGCGTGGAACGTCAGCACGAGCGCGGCGCCCGTCTCTCGGGCGAGCGCCAGCAGGGGCGCGAACTGGACGGTGATCTGCGCGTAGTCGTTGAAGTCTTTCGCGCGCAGCACGAGGCCGAGGTGATCGATCACGATGAGGCGCGGGCGTTCAGTGCGCGCGCGCGCGTGCAGGGTCGCCAGCAGGTCCGCAGGCGCCGGGCCGCAGAACAGCCGCAGCGCCTCATGGCCGGTCGCGCCCATCTGCCGCAGATGCCGCTTCACCTCGCTCGGCTGGTCTTCCAGCGCGAGCACCCACACGGGGCCAGCCGTCGTGCGCCAGCCCATCCACGGCACGCCCTGCGCGACCGCCAGCGCGAGTGAGCGCGTCGCCGTGCTCTTGCCCGTCTTCGGCGGCGCGACGAACAGCACGACGCTGCCCGCCGGGATGCGGTCCTCCACCACGTAGTCGATGGCGGCGTCGGGCGTGCTCAGGAAGTCCGCGAGGGAGGTGAGCGCGAGCGGCGCCGGGTCCGCGACGGGCCGCGCCGGGTCGTAGAGCGGCGCCTGCCGCACGACCTGCGCGAGGTCGGCCTTCGGGTGCGCGGTGAGGTAGTCGCTCACGTCGCCCTTCAGCGGCAGGCCCGGCAGCGGCACGAGCTTCACGCGCAGCCCGGCCTGCGTGCAGGCGTCGGCGACCTGCCTGCCGTGCGTCAGCCCGGGCGGGTCGTTGTCAGGCAGCACCACGACGTTCGCCACGCCTGCCTCCACGAGCAGCGGCACGTAGTCGGCGGTCCACTTCCCGGCGCCGCCGATGTTCGTCGTGGCGGGCACGCCGTGCGACCAGAGGAGGTCGGCGTCCTTCTCGCCCTCGACCACGTAGACCGTCTTCTGCCCCTGCAGGTCGTGCAGGCGATACGGCACGCGCCGCACGCCCTGCATGTTCCACGTCCACCCGCTGCCGTTGGCGTGGCGCTGCCGGAAGTCCTTCGGCGAGTAGCGCACGGCCTGATAGAGCACGGCGCCCGCCGCGTCGGTGTAGTCGTAGGTCGCCACGATCACGCGCGGCGCCTCGGCGCGCACCTCGTCGGGGAAGAGGTCGGAGATCGTCAGGCCGACGCAGCCGAGGATGTCCTCGACCGCGCAGTCGCGGCTCTTGCACTGCACGAGCGTGCGCCCGCCCTCGCCGGGGTCGATGGCGAGGTCGTGGCTGGTGTCGCCGTGCGCCGGGCAGTTCGCCCGGTAGCCCTTGCCCTGCTTGCGGGCGTTGAAGTGGTCGGCAACCTCACGCAGCGTCACTGCGGAGTCACCCGGTCGAGGTAGAATGTGCGGGTCGTCATCGTGTCATCTCCACGGTGCTACGGCGTCAGTCGGGTCGTCGGGATGTCCCAGTCCCGGCGACCCGTTATCTTCCCGGCGTCCGCTCTGAAATTGCAACGCCACAACATCTAGCGCGGGCGCTGCAGTTCCAGCCGCGCCTTCCGCACGGCCTCAACCTGCGCCTGCCGTTCGGCTTCCTGCGCGGCGCGCTTCTCGGCCCGGCGCGCGCGTGACTCCGTCAGTTCCTTCCAACACGCAGCGGCGTGCTCACGCGCCTTGTCGAGCGACGTGGTGCTCTGGTCGTCAGGGAACTCGTACCACACGATCCCGTCGGCCAGCGTCTGCAGGTAGCACCACACGTCGGCGCGCGCCTCAGTCGTCACGGGCGACGCCGGGAGGTCTTCCCCGTCCTCGTCCACCGCGATGCACCACGCGACGATGAGCGCGTGCGAGTGATCGCCGTTGGGCCAGAAGTTCACGACGCTGACCCCGGGCGTCGTGTTCGGCACGAAGTGGATCGCCATCAGCGCCTCCCCGTCGAGCGCACCGTCGGCGCGCGCATCACGCGCGACACGCCCGGCACGTTGAAGCCCTCGCCCATCTGATCGACCAGCGACTGCAGGCCGCGCATGTTCGGCGACACCAGCAGCGCGCGCAGTGTCGCAGGCACGTCGTCGCCGAGCGCGAACCGCAGCAGCGCGTCGAGGTCTTCGACCTGCGGCTCATACGTCACCGTCACCGCGACGCCTGCCGTCTTCGTCTCGCGCGCGACCACGACAGGCGCCATGAACTCCTCGACCGGCGCGGCCTCGATGTCCTTCGCGAGCGCCTCGTTGCCCTTCGCGCGCTGCGCCTCCGCATCCTTCGCCCGGTCGGCTGCGGCCTGCTTGAGCGCAGCGGCCTCCGCGTCACGCCGGGCACGCGCCTCACGCGCGGCGCGGTCCAGTTCGTAGGTGCCGATGGCGCGCGTCAACGCGTCGAGCGCCTTCTTCGGCTCGGCGAGGCGCGTGTTCAACTCGCTGCAGAGCGCCTTGTGCGCCGCGTGCGCGTTCGCGATGTGCGGCTTGTAGCCCGCCTCGATCTCGCGGATGAGCGTCTTCACGCCCTCGCGATACTCGACGGCGAGCGCCGCCGTCTCGGGGCCATCAATGACCCACGTCTGTACTTCGGCGAGGTCTATCGCCACGGTCGGTTCGAACGTCACAAGCTCAGTCGCCATCGTCGGGGATCTCCAGTGCGAGTTGCAGTTGCGCCACCGTCACGCACGCGTGCCAGTTGCGAAGGTCGCCACGCGTCTCGTGGCAGGTCGTCAGCTTCGGCTTCCCGTTGGGCTGCAGTTCGATGAACGCGCGGCGATGGTAGTCGGGCTGCGGCGCCGCGTAGGCCGCAAGCTGGAGCGGCGTCCACGCGCTGGCGCGTCCGCTCTTGAAGTCGATCACGAACGGCTCGCGGAACCCGCGCAGCGTGCAGCGCAGGTCGAGCCAGCCCGCGTAGGTGCCGCCATCGACAAGCTCCTCAGCCGCGAGCACGCCGATGCCGAACACGTCGAGCGCGTGGCGCCCGGCCATGTAGAACGGGTCGTCGCCGTCGCACAGTCCCTCGCGCGCTTCACGGTCGCTCCGCGTCTGGCAGCGGTGCAGTGCCGTGTGAACGCGCGTGCCCCGGTTGCGCGCCTCGTCGGTCCACCACGGCGAGACGAGGCCGCAGCGCCGCAGGATCTGGGTGACGGACAAAACCCTTTGCCCGTCACGCCAGAACGTGTGCGTCGCCGCGTCGAACTTCAACGCGGGCATGGTGCTCACCACCGCTGGTAGTGCAGGACCGGGATGCCGCGCATCTCGTCCAGCCCCTCGCGCAGCAGCGCGTGGTCGGGCTTGCACCACGCGTAGCTGTCGCTCGTCTCGATGCGCCAGCCAGCGGCCTCGGCCATCGCGAGCAGGTCGGTCCACGAGCACTGCGCGGCGTCGGCGAGGGCCGCGCGCGGCACCTCGACCTTCACCTCGCGCCGCTCGTCGGGCTTCGGCTTGTAGGCGGGCTTCGCCATCACATGCCCTCGGTGACATCCGCAGGCAGCGCGTTCAAGTCGCTGGCGCGGTCGTAGACGGTGTCGTCCTCGGCGAACGTGACGCCGTGGTCGTCGGGTGACTCCATCGCGGAGAGCACCTTCACGAACTCGGCGCCCTGCCGAATCTGCGACGTGCTGGTGTAGCCGAACAGCGCGAGGATGAGCGCCTTGACCTGCCGCTCGCTCAGCGACTGCTGCTTCGCCGTCTTGAACAGCAGGCCACGGTCGGCGGCGCTGATGCTGCCCGGCGTCGAGAGCGGCTGGTGACGCGTGTCAGGCTTCGGCTCCGCGCCGCTCTGGTTCTGCTGCGCGTTCGACACGGGCTTCGCCTTCGTCGCCTTCTCACGCGCAGGCGGCAGTTCGTTCGTCGGCACCGGGCGCGCCGTCGTCGGCTCGGCCTTCGGGGCACGCGGCTTCGGCGGCGCAGGCGTCGCGTCCTTGCCGTCATCGTCCTCTGACGCGCACGCGCTGAGCGCCAGCAAACCGTAACGACGCAAGTACGTCACCAGCGACCCGATTTTCTGCGGGGCCGTCTCGGTCGAGGGCAGCTTCAGCGTCGTCGCGATCCACTCGCCACTCGCGTGGATGAACCGCGTCTCGACGGCGACCACGATCCCGCCGCCCGACGCCGGGCGCGTCATCGACATGCTCTGCACGATGGCGATGCCGTTCTTCGCGAGCGCAGGCTGCACGGCAGCGAGCACGCCTGCGAGGTCCGCGTAGCGATACTTGTATTTCTCGGCGTCGGCGACCTGCGACGCGATGAGCGCGTCGTAGTTCAGGTGCGCGGCGGCGAGCGCGGCAGCAATCTTCGACAGCGTCGCCGACGACTGCAGCGTGCCACCCTCAAAGGGCGGCGGGTTCACGGGGTTCTCGTCCATCACTGTCCTCCAGTGTTCGGTTTGATGATCTTCACGCGGTTCGGCTGCTTCAACTCGATGCCGACCAGCGTGCCCTTGTGCGCGACGATGAGGCCGCTGCACGTTCGACTGCGCGGGCGCTCGTCGGGCCACTGCCCGAAGCGATGCGCGACCGCGTGGAAGATCTCTTCCAGTTCGCGCGACAGCTTCGTGTTCATGTGGATCGGCCCGTCCTCCACGAGGATGTTGACCTTCACAGGGTCGCGGGCCTCACCGCGATCAGCACGTTCGCTTCCGGCACGTCGAGCAGCCCCTGCGCGATGGCACTGTCCATCGCGAGCATCGCGAGGTTGCGGTCCACGTTCAGCGCAGCGCACACGTCATCGAGCACCGCGTGAACGCGCGCGTAGCGCACGCCGTTGGCGTCGAGCACGATGCCCTTCGCATCGGTGCCGCTGATGCACAACGCAGCGGCGCTGACGACGGCGTTGACCAGCCGTGCGTTCTCCAGTGTCGTCGTCTCACTCTTCACTTCGTCCTCCCTCGGAAGCCGTAGAGCAGTTCCCACGCGAGGGTCTGCAACTCCGGCCAGATGATCGACGCGGGCACGCGCACCACGCGCGCGACCCGCAGCTTCACGTCGAGCGGCAACGTGCCGTGACGCAGGCGCGACGCACTGAGGCCCGCGCGCTTTGCGAGCACCGCTGTCGGCGTCGGCAGCAGCTTCAACAGCAGCGCGAGGCGCTCACGTTTCGGCGCCTCGGCCACCATCGCGATCAGGTCGTCCCGCTTCATGCTCAGCAGTGTCTCACGACCCCGTGCAAACGCGGCAAGTCGCCCGGGCACGTCGAAAAACGCCAATGTTTACGGGCCAGTTGACAGGTGCGCTAGGTTTCGAGTCTAATTGTGGCTCGGGGTCGGCGTTGGGCCGGGCACCCGCACTGGAGAGAACCACCGATGAAGCTCACGACCGTGAAAGTCAGCCTGACCACTGCCGACGGCGAAGTGCTCGACATCTTCTACGTGGAGAGCCGCACGCCCTCGACCGTCGCCGCCCTGTCGAACGCCGTGCGCGACCGCATCGAGCACCACTTCAGCACCGCCGACACCGTCGCGGGCCTCCGCACCGTCGGCGACGACGCCGACACCGACCGCTAGTTCGTTCATCCGTTCATTCAGCACTGGAGATCAGACCAATGGCACACAACATCGCAACCATCAACGGCCAGTCGGCCATCGCCTACATCGGGTCCACGCCGTGGCACGGCCTCGGCACGCGCCTACGCGGCGACCTCCGCTACTCCATCGACCAGTCGCTCGCAGCGGCGGGCCTCGACTGGACCGTCTCGCTGGAGCCGGTGTTCGACGGCACCGGCAACAACATCCCGCTGGGCCAACTGGCGCGGCGCTCATCCGACGGCGCGCAGTTGTCGCTCGTCGGTCCCTCCTACGTCGCGGTGCAGAACCGCGCGTCGCTCTCCATCCTTGAGACGGCGGTCGAGGAACTCGGCGCGACCATCGAGGTCATCGGTGCCCTCGGTCGCGGCGAGCGTCTCTGGGCGCTCGTGCGGCTCGCAGGCGCCACGGTGGACGTGACGGGCGAGGGCGACAGCGTGCAGGGCTACGCGCTGCTGACGTGGTCGCACGACGGCAGCGGCGCGGTGAAGATCATCGCGACCGGCACGCGCGCCGTCTGCCAGAACACCATCGCGCTGGCGCGCGCTGAGGCGCACGCGAACGTCGCGAGCATCCGCCACACGACCTCGGCGAAGTCGAAGGTCGAGGAGGCGCGCAAGCTCTTCACCGGCTTGACGAAGTCGCTCATCGCCACGGGCGAGTCGTTCAAGCAGTTGGCGCAGCGCGAACTCGACGCCACCGAGATCGTCGCCTACATCGAGTCGGTGTTCCCCGGCGAACTGAAGGACGGCAAGCCGGTCGTCAGCGACGTGCTCGCGGCGCGCCGTGCGACCGTCTCGCGCCTCGTGTTCGAAGGCGTCGGCGTGCAGCAGGCCACCGTCCTGACGGGCGGCTCGCCGAACGCGTGGAGCGTCTACAACGCGGTCACCGAGTACTTCGACCACGTCCGTCCTGCCGAGGCGTCCTCGACCTCCGGTCGCCAGCGCGCCAACGAGTCGGCCCTCTTCGGTGCGAACGCCGAGGTCAAGGTCGTCGCCCTCACGAAGGCGCGCGAACTGGTCGCGGCCTAGCAGCCACCCGCCGGGGCGCCTGCGGCCCCGGCTTCACCCTCAGCACTGGAGAACCGCATGAAGACCTTCCCGACCCTGACGCCCGCGCAGCCCGGCGAGACGGCTGAGCAGTTCGGCGTCCGCGCCTTCTCGTTCCTCGCCGTCGAGCGCGTGCCCGTCGGCTGCATCAGCCCCGACGCGCGCGCCGCCGCGTTGCACTTCAGCATCCTGCTGGTGACCGCGCCCGACCTGCTCGACAGCACGCGCGAGCAGTGGCAGGACGTGCGCCGCCAGCTAGCGCAGCGCGCCGCTGACGACCAGCGCGCGCTCGCGACCTCACCTGAGACGACAGCGGCCTCACCTGAGACACCGGGCGGCGCGAAGGTGGTAGCCACGCCGCGCCCGACGCGCCCGACACCGCCCAGCACGGGCGCCTCGCTCATCACCGGCAACCCGCTGCCGTCACCCGCCGAGGCGCTCGCGCGCATCGACGCCATCAAGCAGCGCGTCCGCGCGTCGCTGCCCGCCATCGCTGCCGCCGCGCAGCAGGAGGACCGACTGTGAAGCTCACGCTCTGGTACGTCGGCGACCCCGACCCGATCCGCATCTCGCCCGTGCAGTCCGTCCGCGTCGTCGGCATCGTCGGCCTGCACGGCCTCGTCATCGAGACGAACACGTTCGGCAACGAGGTGGTGCAGCACCGCCACGTCGCGCACTTCACCATCGACTCGTCGTCGCTCGCGCCCGTGGCGTTCCGCGCCGACGTTGACCGTAGACGCAGCGCGAAGCTGCACGGGAGAACCGCATGACGAAGACCTACACGCGAGAGGAGGCGCGGGCGCTCGTGCCCGCGCAGCACCACGCAACCGTGAACAAGTGGCTCGCGCGCGGCGACGGCCTCGCCGTCTACGCGAACCACGACCTCGGCTCGCGCGACCTCGGCCACCAGCAGTTCGTGAGCTTCGGCTCGCAGGCCGCGCAGCTTGAGACGGATCCGCCACCGTCTCGACTCCCCGACATCGGGGCCGCGATCAACTGGCGCTACTACCTTGAAGGCACGTACCGAGGTGAACAGCTATGACCACACAGATCGAAGTCGTCTTCGACGCGGAGAGCATCGCGCAGCAAGCCGTGCGCGCGTGCCTCCACAACAAGAAGCGCGTGCTGATCGTCGGCACGAAGAAGGACAACCTGCCCGCGTGGATGGACAACGACGCGCGCATCGTGCAGTGGGACAGCGAGGGCCACGAGATCAAGCGCGCGCAGCGCCTGCCGGAGAACGTCGGCCTCGTGTTCTTCTTCAAGTGGCTCGGCCACCGGCACCACAAGCGCATCAGCGCCATCGCGAAGGGCGAGGGCGTCTACGCGCACCCTGAGCTACTCAACACGGGCGAGGTGCGACGCGCGCTCACGCTCTTCGCGCCGCTGCCCGAGGAGCAGCAACCGACGACACTGGAGACGCCGCCGCCGACACCGCCCGCGCAGAAGTGGGGCGGCACGCTGTTCGGGTTCGTGGAAGAGCACTACGAGTACGGCAGCGACCACGGGCACCAGAAGGCCGAGGCTGAGCGCATCCTGCGCCTCGCCTACGCGCAGGGGCTGACCTCGTCGCTGGCCTCGGTGACCAGCACGATCAGCAGCGTCCACCGGACCATCAGTCGCGCCCGGGAGGATGCGCGGCTCGCCACGGTGCCGCCCGTGCCTGACGTGATCGACCTGCTCGTGAAGCCCCTCGACCCGGCGAAGGCCGGGCCGCTGACCGAGGTCGAGGCCGGGAAGGTGATGGCGATGCGCGGGCCGCTGCCGACGAGCGACCGCCGCGCCGCGCCCGCACCGCCGACGTTGACGGTCAGCACGAGCGCGCAGGCCGAGCTTGAGAAGGTCGCAGCGGCGCTGCCGACCGCTCCGGCGCCGAAGGCCACTGTGGCCTCGCTCGTGGCCGCAGGAGCGACGAACGCCGCCGCCGTCGATACCTCGGTCGCCGAACTCCTGCGGATGCTGGACGACGCCGTGGCGGTCCTCGGCCTCGCCCGGGAGCAGTTGGTCGCCCTGAGCGCCCAGAACACCGCCATGCGGACCAGCCACGCCGCCCTGCGCGCCCGGCTGCTGGGGGTCATAGATGACGGTATTTAGGCCCATTTCTGGGGGCTTGACGCCGGAAGCCTAGCGCATGGTATACTCGTGGAGTCGGGATCGGCGTTGGGCCGGTCCCGCTCACTGGAGACACGAACGATGACCATCACTGCGAAGTTCGCGAGCATCTGCGGGATCTGCAACACGCGCGTCGCCATCGGCGACCGCATCAACTGGGAACGCGGCAAGGCCAGCACGCACGCCGACGCCGCCCTCTGCGCGAAGGCGAAGTTGGCGCAGTTGAACGCCGACGCCCTCGCGCGCGCCACCGGCTCGGTGAGCGTGCGCGTCACCGACGGCCCGGTCGCCGTCACCTCGCGCCCGTCGGTCAGCCTGAACGGCCTGCTCGACTTCCTGCGCGCCGCGAAGGAAGGCCGCAACGGCGGCAAGCCCCTGAAGTTCCCGAAGGTCGCGTTCGCGGCGCCCGGCAACGGCGAGGTCGTCATCTCGCTCGCGGGCGACACCGGGCGCAACCCCGGCGCGCTGCCCCCGATCCCGCTGGAGGCGCCTCCAGCCGCGCCGCCCGCGGTGGCGCTCGGCATCGGGCTCTCGCTCGGGCGCGAGCGGCTCCTGCGGCGACCGACGGCCCTCTCGGCGCTCCTCGGCGCGGCGCTGGTGGTGATGGCGGCCCTCATCGAGCGGCGCGTGGGGTCGGCG